GGCATTCTGAACCCGGTCGAACCTAGGCTCCCAAGAGTTTTCTTGGCCCCACCCCCCCCCAGCCTCCGTCCACAGCGATTCCAGCGAGGTTGACGGCACGGTGCTAGGCTCACCCTTGTCCGTTGGTGCTAGGCTAGGACTGCGGCGAATCTCGTTCACCGTTCCTCCGTCGTTTTGGTCGGCTCGGACGCTGCCTGTGCCTGACGGAGACCGTCAGCCGCGCTCATTGGTCCCTCCTTGCGCTCGATGGACTGACGATACTCACGCATCAGCGCCTCAAGCTCTGGGAAACACAATTTAATCGCCCTTAAATCCTGCTGCCATTGCCAATGGATGGCCTGACGGGTGCACCCTCGGTTGGTGGCCTGCTCCTCATAACTGGCAAGTAGCGCCTTGGTGTTGCCCGAGCCGAACTCCAACACCATCCGAAACGCTCCTGCCGATAGGTCGGCCAAGGTCGCCATTCTCCTAACCAAAGCGCCTGCCTGACCCTTCTTGGTTTCCTCCAATTCGATCAGGCGCTCGAACAGTTCTGCCATCAACTTGGCCGAGTCGCTCGCACCATCGTACACGGCACGGTGGACGGGCTGGTTGTTGAGCGTGTAAGTGATCATCTCAGAGCCCGTTCAGCGGGTTATGGATCAACTGCTCGTCCGCCACTTCGACGCTTAACTTATCCAACCCTTCGATGGGCAGCATACCGAGTTGGTCTCGCTGTTGGATCGCCGTGATGATTCGGCGTATCCGTTTACGGCGCTCGGAACATTCCTGAGACAGCGCCTTCTGATGGTTTTCCAACACACTTACCGCCCGCTGACACCGTGCCAGCAGTCGGAAGGCCTCTAGTTCTCTGCGTTCGTTGTCGTTTTCCACTTATTGATCCTCACTCGGCCACCCTTCCGAAGCTGTGCGTTGATGCGTTGATGCTTCTTCCAAGTGTGAGCCGATACGTTCTTGGGTTTTCCTGATTCGCGCACGCGAGACCTATCCCGAAGCGGTTAGGACTTTGTCAACACCAAAGTTCACCACGGTACAACAATCAGCGATTCGGCCTCGAATATCTTCCCCGAGGATGGGTTCGCTGAACCGTGCAACGAAGTCGGTGCCTCTGAACCGAGTGGAGATCAACGTCGGCTTACGGTGATTGTTTCTGGCATCGATCACTTCCCAGATCAACGGTGCTACTGCGGCTGACAGCTTCTCCTTGCCCAAGTCGTCGATGATTAACACTTCGGCTTTCATCAGCCACTCAGCCTTATCCAAATCCCGTGCGGCTACGGCCAGTTTTCTGGCAAACTCTACAGCGGATAGGAATACAGGATTGAGACCGGCACGTTCCAAATCCCGAGCCTTCTGCCAAAGGGCTAGGGTCTTACCGATACCGGATGGTCCCAGCAGTACGAGTCCCTTGCGGTCGCTAGCGGTCCACTTCTGCACCCGCTCGATTGCGCCCTTGTCGCATTGATCTGGTAGCCGCTTGGCCTTGATCAGTTCTTGGTAGTTCGGCGGACAGTTTTCATCCCACCAAGGATTCTGGGTCACTAACTCGTCCTGCTTCGGACTCACCGAGTAATGGTCGGTCACAATTGGCCCGCACTTCTCACAGACGTTGATCGGTATCTCGAAGTCGAGCACCTTGCAGGTGGTCTCAGGCATCTTGGTGGCGCATACTTTGCACACGCCTCGATTCCATCGGTCGATGCCGTCCCAAGTTTCTACCAGCTTCCGTTCCATTGCGGTTCGGAAACGCGGCTCAGGGTTGATCTGGATTCCGATGGAATCAAACACCCTCGTTACTTCCAAAATGTTAATCGAAGCCATTGTTACCACTCCTTGGACCGAACGCTACCGAACTCTGCTTGGACTGTTTTGGGCTGAAACGGCTTCTCACACCGATTCAGCCAGTTGATGAACCGACGGCGGGTCGGCTGACGATTGTTCACCGAGCACCAGTTAGCCATCTTGGTGAACTCGGCGGACACGTTGATCGATGCGTATGCTGGCATCTTGGTGAGCGTTTCCAGCCATTCCGTATCGGTGAGCTTGTTGAGCGTGGAAACCTCCACGCCCTTCTCCTTATCCTTACTATTCCTTTCTCCTTCTCCTTCTCTTTCTCTTTCCGTTAGGTCTACGCTTTGCTCCAGCTTAGGGTCTGCTTTGGTTGAGCTTTGACTCAGCTTTGCCCCATTGGCTCGGACTGCTTCGATTTTTGCTTGTGACTTGCTCTGGCCACCTCGGCGTCCGGCTTCACGCTTCACCCTAATTTCCTCCTCCTTATCCAATGGGTAAGACCAGACGATGAGGTCACCGCTTTCCCAGATGAGTAGCGGAGCCGACGAGTGCACCTCTTGATGGGTTACTCCGCAAATTTGTTGCCATTGCCTGTCTTTCCATTCGGAGCAGTTCACAATCCTGCCTCCGTTTTCCTGTGAGCAGCAGTAGGCCAAGATTGATAGCCACGTTGCTCGGGCGACTGGCTCGCTACCGATGAACTCGGGCGAGCGTAACGTCGCGATGTTGAGGTTTACCCAATTCATTTACCGAAAAGAAAAGCCTGCCAGCCCCACGGGTGAAACTTGGCGACACGATGACGCCTCCGCAGGACTGACAGGCAAAGTGATTTGGTGTTGGTAGGCGTTTCACGGCCTAGATAATTAGATGGTTTGTAACTCCAACAGACACCGAGATTCCATAGACCAGCTTTTGCTCACCAGTAACTCGACGACTTGTGAGTCATCGAACCAGAACAGTTCGGTATCGGTGACTGCGTCCATCACGGCCTTAACCAAGTTGTCGATATCTGGCCGCTTGGTGTGACTGACAGGAGCCCTAGGATTGGGAGCACCTTTGCTGGTGAAGTGAGACTTGGGTCTTGTAAAGAAAAACTGCATCCGAACTGCAAACGGTGCCCTGCTCGGTCCAATCCAATCGTGTTGTAATGCATCACGACACGCCATCATCACCGCTTTTCTCCACTCGTCAGCGGTGTCAGGATGGTACATTCGAGCGACGTACTTGTTGCCCATCTTTCGAGCAAACGCTCTCGGTCTGGGCTGTCCCTTCGGTTCGCCCGTGATGTCGATTTTGTATTTCATTAGGGAACGTCGGCTGGGTCCATCCCGCGTTTTGCGGCAATGAGTTTGCGCTCCTCGGGAGTCAGATAAACCCGACGCAGTTTAAGGGCCTGTGCTTGGTCACAGATTTCTTTGCTGGATACCCGCAGTTCGAGATGAATCTCCTTCGAAGAACGCATCTGCATCAGCAGTCGTTGGATTGCTGGCGTCTTGGGATTTTGAGGGTAGCTCACCGCTTTTTCCTCCCGAGCGCGCGACCGGCTAACTTGCGAGCAAATGTACCGTAGTTGTTGCCGTGCGGTGCATCGACGATCTTCGTGAGCGCAGTTCGGAACTTTGCCTGCTCCAAGCGCAGACGCAGATTTTCCTTTTCGAGTGTCGCAAATTTGTGTTCGCGACATTCACAGGCGTAGTGGTGAGTTGTGCACCGCTCTACGTTTTTGGGGACGATTGGATCATTACTCACAACGCCACTCCCTTCCGCGCTGCGATGATCTTGATGCGCTCGGCATCGGTGATGTAACCGCGCCGCATACCTCTCAGTCGGTAATGCAAATGAACGTGAGAGTTGGAAAGACCTAGCTTGTGTGCCGTAGTGTTTGGATCGTTCATTTCTTGGATCAGCCGTTCGAGCTCGGCATCGTGCTTTGCTAGTTCAGCTTTTGTGCGGCGTGGTCGTCGTTGTTTTGAAGCGTCCATATTTGTCTCGTTTGCGTTTATCAGTTTCGACGCGCCGGAAAAAGGAATCCATCCATTCCTGATCGCGTCCGAGTTGTTCTCCGTCTTTCACGCCACGCCAGTATCCAAGTAGGATACCACAGGCGGTTGCGAGTAATCCTGCAGCGATCAGTTCGATGTCATTCATCGTCGCCTCCATCCTGCGCCGTAAACAGCGCATACGCTACGATGGCGAACAGAAGGACTCCAAACATCGCTAGTGCGGTGATCATTTGTTTGCGTACCATTTCGGGAGCGCGAGTTCCGTGATCTCGCTTGGGATATTGGGCCAAGAATTGGTCTCGATGCACTTCTTCAACTTACGCAGATCGTCGATGGTCTCGTCCTGACCGACTGACACGGCGTTATCGTCGAGGCGGAAGACTGCTACGCCATTGGGCGGCTGCTTCTCCACCACGATGAAGTAGAAATCGTAGACCGGCTTGGGCAAGAACTCGGTCATCAGAGGCAGATAGAATCCAGCCTGCCGATGGTATCCGTAGCTGAAGCAGGACCGCTCAAACGATCGATACGCATCGGCATCCAAGCTGTCGATGGTCTTAACGTCTGCGACGTAAGCGCGCCCACCAGATATCTCGCAGCCGTCTGGGTTGAACCAGTCGGTGCGACATTGGAGTGACATCACGTTGCCGTGAGATCGCCACACCAACTCTGGAGCACCCTTAGCGAGTAGTTGAGACGCGATGGGATGTTCTCGCGTCGCGCTCTGCATCGCAGCGATCTGCTTCAGTTCTTCAACGTCTAGGATTTCTTTGCCAGCGTGCTGCGCGGAGAAGGATTCCCACGCCGCTTTGCCGTCCTTGGTGCGACGGTCGATGCCCTCGGGTCGAGCAACGTACCGATCTGCAAACGTGTCGGCTTCGAGGATGGCGCAATGCGCTGCCGAACCGATACGGAACGCCGCCGTTGACTCGGGAGCAGGTAGCTCCTTGGTCACGTATCGCATCTGGAACAGTTTTGGCCTGCGCCGAAACACCTCCAACTTGCTGTGCGATATTGCGGAGTTGGAGTGATACTGGCCGATGGGTTCGATGATCACTTGGTCAACTCCTTCTCCAGATCGTTGGCTTGACGCAGCAGATCGCGCGCTTTGTTACGCAGCTCGTCGATCCTGACTGCGGTGTTCTCGAACTTGCTCATCAAGTGCTCGATGGCCTGCTCGAACGTTGCTCCGTCACCGAAGCGATAGAGATGGCGGTCCGTACCGTGCTTACCCCACGCCCACACTCGAACGTGATCGGCACGAATGTTCAACTGAACTGCTTCGAGATCGTCACGGTGCTTTTCAGCAAGCCGTGACTGCTCCTCGTTGAGCCAGAAGCGGATTTGCTCGATGTTCATTCGGCACCTCCATCCAGCTTGAGCTTGGTCTGTAGCGGGTCCACTTCGGCTTCGCTCTCGTCCCGATACCGAGCAGACCAACCGAGCTTGACCGTCACCCGTGAGACTTCGCTGATCGCGTCGAACTCTACGTTCACGGCTACCTTGGCGCGCAGATCGTGCTGTTCGGTGTCGTCGATGAACGACTCGGTTGCTGCCTTTCGGATCGCTTCGAAGTTGGTTTCAAACAGGCCACGAAACTGCTCGGTGGCGCTGGCGATAATGGCGTCTTTGACTTCGTTCATTTGATTACAGGTTGTTGCTGAGTCCACCGGCGACTTTTTCGGACAGAGGCGTCACGTTCACCGGCTCGGCAGGAATGTCCTGCGCTTCTTCGAAGGTGCGTAGACCCTTGAGTACGTCACCGAACAAGTCGCGGAGCACGTAGCCACGCGCCCGAAACCGGAGCATCCGTTTCGGATAGTCCGTCCACGGACCAGCCTTGCCCCACAGTTTGGCTCGCTTGGCATCCGACACCGTGAACGTTTCGATGGCCGTCTGGTCGCCCTTACGCACCGCTGTGACGCGGTAGCCGTGACCGTCCGATCCCGGTTCACCGAACTCCTCCTCCTTGTAGGATTGGAGCAGCCCACTCGCACGGACCAATGCCAATGCGGCATCACCGTAGATGGCGGGCCGACCGTTGATGACCGCCGTGTTCTGCAACGCAGCCATCGGAGTGAGTCCGATTTCTGCACCAAGCTGAATGGCTACCAAGACCGACTCCGGTCGTTCCATACCCTTAGGAGCGAAACCGCTCTGGACGATGGCGTTCGCAAACCGGAACGCTTCTTCCAAACTGGCAAGCTGCACGCCCTGTGAGCCGAAGCCGATTGGGCTTTTGCGCTGCTGAACGATTTCGGTGCTGGTGTTTTTTACGTCTTCCATTTTGTTGATCGTTGTCTGTTGTTTTTGGGTTCCCTGCCACCGTGGTTGGTGGCAGGGTTTTTGTTCAGAACGCTTCCGAGTCTGAATCAAAGTCGTTGAGACTGTTCGCCGCCGCAGGAGCGGTCGGGACAGCCGAGAGTGTGTTTCGCCTACGGTGTACGATTTGGCGTGCCGCGTTTTCGAGCGCGAGGTCTGACGCGCGAGGCGAGAACGGTCTGCCGTTTCGATCTAACTTCGGTTCCTTGACCGATGCGTACCATTCGATAGACCGTTCACCGAGTTCACCGAGACGCCGCCCGTTGTTCTTACCGAAGTGAACGACTACGGAATCTGGGTCATCCACCAGCGCCGTGGGCTGGGGAATAGGAGTCTGGGACTGGAATCCAGAACTCGCTAGGACAGCGGCGGGCGTAACTTCGACGTGCTTCATCAGTAGCGATCTGAGTTCTAGGATCATCTCGCACAGGTTCTCGTATTGCTCGTTAGTCATTTTAGGTTCCGTTGGACTTTTGCCGCGTACGGCAGGGTTTGTGGTTTTTGGTTTCCACGCGGGCCACCGTTGTGGACTCGCGCGAGAGTCGTGACATCTCCAGATGCCCAAGCCTGCGGCGCATATCGGCGCAGATAAGCCGAGGCGACCCGTATCGAATACTGAAGGTCGGCGCAGTCTTCGTATCGGCCACCAACTCGGGCATCGGCCCAATACGAGCGGTGAATCTGGAGCGGGCCAAGGGCTTTGCCGTTATCGCCGAGAATGGGTCCACGTTTGCCTCCAGTTTCCACCAAGTGCAGCGCCCTCCAAAACGAATCGGGCGGCGCGGCTTGTGTTGCGGTTGCCACCAAGAGGAGCAGAGCGACTCGCTTCACGATTCGTCCTCCTCTTCGTCTTCGTCCTGACGCTGCGGGTTCTTGGCTTCCCAAGCGGCCAGAGCGGCCCGCTCTTGATCGCGCTTTGCGCTGACCCGAGCTTCGTCTGCCACCGTCCAAGGGTTCTCTCGCTTCCGACGCTCGTTATCGAGTCGGATCATTTCATCGAATGTGATTCGGTCTTCCATTGTTGGTTTGGGTTAAGGACTCACTTGAGCCCTCCGTAGAGGGCTCCGGTGAATCCTCACCGACCAAAAGCGGCGTAGATAGCAGCATCGGTGAGCACGAACTGGTCGTACTCGGTATCGAGGTAACCCATACCCTTCTTCTGAAGGGAGCTGATGAGTCCACCAGCCGCCTGCCGCCGGTACTGCTTGGTGCCTTCGAAGAGTTCCATCGCTTCATCAATGCCGCCGTTGGAGAAATTGTCGTCCAACTGAGACTGGATATTGCTGTAGTTGAGGCACATCTTTAGGAACGTGAGTTCGTTCTCGGTGAGGCTAACGGTGGAGGAGTTGATCGTGTTGTTCATATTGGAGTTTCGAGAAACACCATAATCCACGATCCAACAAAGTGAAGCCTTTTTATTCAGCTACTCCATATTGTGTTCTCCATCAAGCACTTACGGCAAATTGAAATTGAGATATTGAACGTCAAACGTCCTGAGCATCAGCGAACGCATCGCTCCCAAAATCGCACGATAGCGGCTCCACTTTTGCGGCCACGTAGAGTTGAGCAAGAATGCCCGGCGTGGATAATTCTGCGTTGCTTAGATATTGGTCGAACTTCGCGTCGCGTAACCACAGCTTTGCAATCCACGGCGTGAGTGGCTGCTTCCCATCCTGCGCTGCAGTCGCGTCGACGTACAGCGCGAACAGCGCGGAGCACTCGCGCGCGGCGCGGTCCCAGCGGTGAGCGATCAGCCGAACATAATTTCCCGAGACGCCGCTCGGGAGCGTGAAGGTTTTTTGGAGAGCCATAGGTCAGGTGTAGTCGGTGAACTCGACGGAGAAGCGCGCGAGTCCTGCGGGCACGTTCGTTCCGTCGAGAGTGGTGACTCTGATGACAGCGTTGGTACTTGAGTTGCCTACGTTATCAAAATCGTAAGCCGCTACGAGGTTGGCGTTGTTCGCACATTGAGCCACGCCGAGATCAGGCTTTGCCGAGAAGCCTCTGTTAGTCAGATCGACGTTGAAGTTTTCGGTTAACGCACCGCCTGCAAGAGTCGGCACAGCGGAATCGGAATACACGACGTTGATCTGCCGCGTGCTACTTCCTCCTCCGGTCTTGATGCCAGTCGTCGTTACGTCGTTCGAGTTGAATCTGGAGACCGTTCCCGTTCCGACAGTCGCTGTTCCATTTGCATTCCCGCCAGCGGTCCACGCCGAAGGCGTTCCGGTTCGATTTACTGCGCGCACGCGCACGTAGCCAGCTTGCAACGTAGCGTTGTAGAGGAACGCAAATGTATCCCTCGTCTGATACGGAGAACTCGGTCCATCCGATGACCACGAATAATCAGTTGCTGCGTCTGTATCGGTAAGCGTTGCCTTTACTTCGTAGTAAGCGAAATCGCTTTGCGTATTGGCATTCCAGCTAACGCGCGTTCCGAAGTTTAACACGGTGGTGCCGGGAACGTATTGAGGCTTCACGCCCGTCGTGCTCAGAGCTACTCCCGTCGGTGCCGTGACAGTTCCAGAATAACTTGGCGCCGTGCGTGAGAGAGTTGCCGAAATTGCCGAGAGGATATCAAAGTTGGAGATCGCCCTTGCGGCAAATTCATAGGCAACGTTTGGCGTAAGGTCATCGACCGATACCGCGATTGAACCGCTGTTGATCTGGTTAGCTACGATATAATCGCTGGCTCCAGACCTACGATAAAGGATCGAGAGAATCTTTCCGAGCGTAGGCATAGCAGGAGCAGTCAAAGTGATCCGCGCGAACGCGGTGCCATCACTCGACAGGTACGTTGCCTCGCTCGAAAAAGTCGGCGCGTTCGGCGTCGCAGGCGCGGTCTGATCCACTACCGTGCCAGCGATGAACGTCGGCACAGCCTGCACGCGGGACGAGAATCCTGAGACGTTCTCGACGGCATCGTATGCGTTGATCCAGTACGAGTACGTGGTGCCGATGGTGACATCCGTATCGACGAAACGCGACGCCCGCACCTCGGCGATCTTATCGGTGTTGGCGTTGGCTGGCGTGACGCCGGTCGTGTTTCGGTACACGCCATACTCCGAGAAATCTGCCTCGGTGTTATCGTTCCAGTCGAGCGAGACCGCTTGTCCTGTCCCGACGACTGCGGCTAGTCCCGTCGGTGTAGCGGGCGCGGTCGTATCCTTCTGAACGGTCACGCTTGCCGAGATGTAGCTCGTCGACACTCCGAAGTACGATTCGCCGGACAGGCGAACGTCGTAGGTCGTACCGATGCGGATGTCCGAGGAGATGTAATCGAGCTCCTGATAGCCTCCGACCTTAGACCAAGTCAGGTAAGTGACCGCGTTGCCCTGCTTGTATTCGATCACGACGTTACCGCCCGACTGAATGAACTGTTCAGTCGGCGCAGACCAAGCCACCTTGATCCGAGGCAGCGCCGTGCCATCCGCTTGGATCAGCTGCGTCGTGCCGTCGGCGACGAGGCTCAGATTCGTAGGCGCATCAAGCGAGAACGGATTCGGCAACGTCGTCGTCGGCGCAGTCGTCACCACAATCTCGTCCGTGATGCTCCAGTCATAGACGCTCGATGCCGTTTCTCGCATCGTCATTTCGATGGCAAGCTGCGGCGGCTGACCGTCGGACACAAAGTTCCAATCGATCACCTCAAACACCTTTTCGGTCCACCCAAACTTGGCGAGCGTTACCTTCACGGTATCGCCAGCGCGGACCTGCATCGCATCGAGCCGGAAGCGTGCGGTGAATGTGATTTCCTGCCGCCCTCGAAGCAGTTCGATGCGTGCTAGGCGCTGGGCACACGAACTCGAAGTCGTCATCGGCAGCACCACGTCTCGCCAGTACCGGATGCCGTTGTCCTGAGCGAGCAGGGTAGCCGAGGTCGCAGGCGGGAAGTCGGTCGGTTGCCACTCGCTCTTCTCCGAGACGAACACGCCCTTGACTGCGTTCACCCGATCGCGCGCGCTTGTCTTGGTCTGCACGCTGAGCGGTCCAGCGAAGTCGCTATCGGTAAGCGTGACCGTAGGGATGCGGTAGCCTGCGGCATACGGGATGATCTTGCCACCTGAGTAAGCGATAAGTCCGCCCATCGACGAGAGCAGCTTACCGATGTTCTCGTCTGGGCTGGCGCTGGTGTAGATCACGCCGTTTGCCTCGTACCGTTTCTCGTAGGTAGTCGGCGAAGCTGGAAGTATCTGCACGCTCTCGTCGCAGATATTTGCCGCTACGGAGAACGCTGTATCATCGATCTCTCCAGCACTGAGCCCGAGCCCATAGACCGAGTTCGTTAAGTAGTCGCGCAGGCACAGCGCAGCGTTGGCTGAGTACGCCGTCGTCGCGGTTCTCGGATCGTACACTTGCTTGCCTTTTACCATCGCGCTAATGTTCGGGATACCGCCCGCGAACACTTGCTGGTCCCAAGTCAGCCGCA